TTTCCTTAAAACAAAATATAAAAGATATAAACAAACGTAATTGTAATGAGAATATCACTACACCTGAAGAAAACATTAAAGAAGCTGATTTTGTTGCTCACTGGGTACCAGAACGTTTTATTTCTTTAGTTAGCTCTTTTTACTGCGAATCTAAAACAATTCAAGAACTGTGGAAGGTCGTAAAACAGTGTAATAAAGTCACAAACTTCTCTACAGGTGATAAAGCATTTGATAATGAACAAGAACTTACTATTGGCTTAAAAGCTATTAAAGAGTTTGTTATGAAAATTAAATCTGGAACAAAAATGAAGAAGGGTAAATTTGCTTATTTCAACGGAATTGTAAATAACTTAATGGACAAGTTCTACTTTGATAAAGAGTTTATGGGGATGTAATATTTACAGTTATTACGTAAAATTGGTATGATTTACTTATTATTTCAAGGAGGTTATTACATGAGTTATGATACAGTCGCATCGCTACAACGTATGCAACAATTAGAACAAGCTCAAGCTGCAACTGGTAAACGATTAATATTAAAGCCAATATATTCTTCTGTAGATGTTGCATTAATAATTGTTGCGGTTATTCTATTTATTCCAACCTTCACTTTTTCTTTAGTAGCATTTTTAGTTTACTATTATACAAAATTCTTTTTCATGAAAACACGATTAGTAAAGAATGTAGCTACCGGTGAGAAGTTTTATGTGGATAAAGAAGATTTTAAGCAATATAAGAAGAATTTCAAGAAGAAGGAAAAACAAGTTAGAAGCATTTCTGATTTGTAATAATGGTATTTTAAAATCAATGCATGTAGAATGAGTATTGCAATATTAAAATATCAAAAGGAAGTGTTCACATGAAATTTACTAAATGGCAACTAGAGGTATTATCTGAGTTAGTTAGTGAAAAAAATAAAGAAGCTTATAGACCAGGTAACACTACTGGAAACGTAACGATAAATGGCACATCTTATCAAGCGTTCCCTGAAAGTGCTGGGGATGAAAATAACTTAAAAGCTTTAGATGACAAATTGCAAGAAGCTCTTGAATCAAAATAAAACAAAAAAGCCGACTCATAAAAAGAGTTGGCTTAAAAATTATTCATATGGTCTATATTTTTCTCTTAATTGCCCTAATTCTGCAGCCAGTCTTTCTACATCTTCACGAAAGTACAACGAAACCCTATCAACTACTTTAATAGGAACAAGTCGCCCTTGCTTTACAAGTACATGCAATCTTTGGGTTGTGACACCTAATAAATTTACGGTTTCATTCGCTGTTAAAACTACTTGGTTAACTAACTTTTCTGTTTCTTCACGACTTATTTTATAGTCCATACTCATTTTTTGTCCCTGCCTTTTTTCCATAAAGAAATTAAATTAATAACAAGCGCTATAGCTAGAATTATTGTGGAAGCAATCCCCAGATAGTCACTTACTCCAGGATTCGTATAGTTTGTTACTGTAACCACTAATATTAAAAATAATACTAATACCAAAATGTTTCGATCTAAATTCATTTTTACATGGATTGGATTTTGTGTAATTTTATAATCATGTTATAATCTTTTTTAAGAGTGGGGGAATTTCTTCCCCCGTGGTATTACTTGCGTCTAGTCTTGCGGGCTAGGCGTTTTTCTATTTCTTCTTCCTTTTTCTTCTCCTTTCTATCTTTCATATCGTTTAGGTTTTTCTTTGCTGTTATGATTCCTACCACCATACCTACTATGTAAGCTAGATTTTTAAGAACCTTTTCTGTTAAGTCCCAATCCATGTTTCTCACCTCCCTTACATATATAATTATACCATACCTGTTTATTGTAATCAATAGCTTATAGTTAATTAATTGATATAAAATAAAAAAACCGACTCAATTAAGAGCCGGCACTTTTCATGCTTACTATTTAATTTTTACATAATAAGAACTAGCTGTAATATAGAACACATTACCTCTACTATTCTTCACTTTATATTGCTGCGAGCCATTTACAGATACTTTATCAATAATAGTGAATCCTAAACCTTCATCGACAGTTCCTGCAACATCTCTATCAGACCAGGAAGCTTTTGAATAGAATCGTAAGTCATTCACTTTAGAAACTACACGTTTACCTTCCACAGATAAAGATTCTTCTTTATAGTGAATGTATGATGTATCGTTATAAATCCACTGATTCCCTCCAAGATTTAACCAGTTTCCTACTTTACCCCAAACTTTATATGATTCACCTTTTTGTAGCTTGCGGATGACGTTATTGCTTGTGGATGGTCCAGACCGAAGGTTTACATTTTGACCATCAATATAAGCCACACCACTTGCTTCTGTTACACTTTCAGATGGTTCTTGTGGTTTTGGTTTAACTGATACAGAATCACCATTATATGCCTTTAAAACATCGTTTCTAAATTGGGATTCTGATACACCATGACTCTTTAGATATTGTATTGGGTCCTCATGATCTGTACCACCTAATTTGTAAGTAATATCTTTATGAGTCCACAATCCAACGCTTGGATGGATATTTCTATCTTTTAATATTTTTGCAAGCAACTTTACATATCTTTCATACGATTTTTTGAATTTAGTAGGGTCACTAGTTTCGGAAAGCTCTACATGTACAAACCTAGCATTTGCCGCTGGACCTGCACCCCATGCACGATACTTAGTAGATGCAATTTGAATGTTTTCATCCCAATCCGTTGCATAATGTACAAAAGCATTTCTCCATGTTCTAGCTTCATAATTTCTAATATTAATAGCAGGTGCTTCTGGTGTCGCTGTGGAATGCGCAACTACCCCCTCATATGCACCCACACCATATCTATATCCTTGCTTTGGTAAATCTGGAATAATCATTTCTCTATCTGCAAAAACACTTCCTACAGATGTTAATAGAATAATAGAAGCCGTTGCAACTGAACTTAATACTTTAATAGATTTTTTCATTTCACATCACCATTCCCCATAATTTTTTGTTTGATATCTGATACATCATTTGCTAATGAACTAAAGGCTTTTGCTTGTTCTTCAATTACACCCTGGTTCTTTTCAATGACCTTTTGATACTGCTCTTCACGCTGCTCATTCTTTTTTTGCGTAGTAAAAAGCATCCACACGAATAATGCTGCGAATGCTCCTTGTTGCATCATTGAATTGAAAATTGCATCTTCCATTGTTCTCATCTCCCCAAAATAAAAAGAGCAGCGAAATCGCCCCTCTTTGTTATAAAAATCGTATTTTTTTCAAAAATAAAAAGCCCACTATTGTGCGCCATCCGTAATTAAATCTTCTCTTCCATTGTCAGTTAAATATTTATCGATTCTTTCTTTGTAAGCTTTCATTTTGGTGATAACAACTATATACGTATAAACTTCATCAATTACTCGTTGCGCCATGTATTCAGCCATATATCATCACCCCTTTTATCCCATAATCAATTCATCTAAAGCCTTCTGCATTAACTCCATTTGCTTTTTTATTTGTTCTATCTCTGAAGGTTCTTCAGGTTTCGGTTCTTCAGGTTTTGGTTCGACTGTTTTTACCCATTTACCATTTGTGAATATAGGATAATAAATACCATCGGGACAAACTTTCAAAGTACAGTTAACAGGGATGTCAGGTTCGTACCCTACAATTACATTTTCTTCATAAGGCACTTGAACAGTTTCATACTCTACCTTGTACATTACGCAATCCGGGCAATCGTGCTTGTCGATTGGATCTTCTTCACCTTCATACGTACCATCTACTACGGATTGGTGCAACGAGCATAGCTTCTCTTCTGTGACGATCTCCTTTTGTTCCTCTCGGTGGAACGTTTGTTTTTCGTAAATTGGTTTCTCATTTAAAGGGATCATTTCAGTGAACTTTCCGTTTGTATCGTAACAATATCCATATTGTCGCATTTATATTCCTCCTATTACTAGATAGGTTAAACTAAATAAGTTAATGTGAAGTCTACCCGTTTACCTTTTGCATTAGTGCTTAGAGCGACCGCTCCTGTAGTACCGTTGATAAATACTTGCACCATTGCCGTTCCGTCCGACGTAGGAGTATAGATAGAACGGTTGCCACCTGTCGGTCTTAAATCGGATGGAAGAGTCGCTACTATTACGCCTGTAGCATTTGCATTAAGTACTACTGCACCCTTTAACTCCACGGTACTATTTCTTCGAATAGTCATCAACGGATAGTTAACATCCGGTCCTGTAGCTTCTGCCGATAGCGGAATAGTAGTTGAACCGTCCAGTTTCGTAGATAATGCTGCAACTGTGACTACTCCTGTATTAAGATTCAATGTAAGTTCTTTTTGCCAATCAACTGCACCTGCCATCTTCGGACCAACTGACCACTTACTCTGTGAGTCATTTATTACAATTGATACACCTTTGTCGGTATTAGCTTGTAATACATGCTCTACATTGTTTCTTAAATTAGTAACGCCATTGAAAGTCATATTACCTGTTGCAGTGTCTCCTGCTTTTTTGAGAACATCGTCATTTAATGCATGTCTGTCCCAAGCGTTCCAAACGTTTGCACCTGTCATTTTTCTAGTCCATGTAAATGCACGAGTTCCTGCTAAGACTGTAGCAATTTGTTTAACATAGCTTCTATCGGAATATCGAACAACATCTACATAGAAGAACGCCGTTGTTCCGTCCGGTGAGCTACCTAAATTGTTACCACCATATGAGCCGGGTTTTTGTAGAGAATCTAAATTTTGTCCGTTAATATTGATAGTGTCCCCATTAGGTTGTACAAGTTCCGTGTATGCTTCCGTTTTTTTGACAAGGTTTGTGTTTGATACAACGTTAAATGTATTTGTAGCCGGAGAATAATTCCAAGCACCCGTTTCGGTTGCACCATTTCTTCCAAACCATTCAACTAATCCCGAAGGGTGAAAAACAAGTCTTCCTAGTTGAGTTTGATCGTTGTACCATTGCAACATTTTCGCGCCGTCTTTAGTTTGGAAATTTAAGTTACCCGTCATAGTATCGCCGCTACGTTTCACAACGTCCATTCCGTTCAATTTATTTTGCAGTTGAGTTAATTGTGTATTAATAGCCGTCCATCTACTGTTAATATCATCGACTAGCAATTGCGCTTGTTGAATTAACTCTTCCAATTCAGAAATATATGGGCCACTCATTGTATGGCCTGTCATCGCATCAGCTAATGTTACTAGTCCGAAATCTTGTGTTGAAGCCCGTACCGTTCCACCCTGTTCAATTGAGAAATATGATCTTTTCCCAACACCGGCTACACCAAACGTTTCTGGTCTGAATGTATATTCGAAATTACCTTGTGTAGCATTGATTATTTTAACGCCTGAAGTATCACGAACATAAGCGTTGTTCGGTTTCAATCCTTCATAATAAATCGTATTACCAGTTAAATTATAAGGAACACCACCATCCACAACGAAAACGTTAACTGTATTACTCACTTTATCACCTTGACGACCTGTAACTACTGCGTTTAATTGTGCTTGTAAATTTTTGTTTATGTCCAATACCAGTTTAATTTTCATATTGTTTTATCCCCCCTTCATTATGGTTAATTTCAAACTCATCTTCTGTTATTACTTTAGGACTATATTCTCTATCGAAAATACTAGATTTACGTTTAGTAGCACTTCTAAAGCTAAATGCTTCGAATACAGGTTCTTCTTTTACAATCTTAATCTCGTAAGAAAAATCAATATCATTTTCGCTTTCCACAATAAAAAAAGTTCCCGTCCGTTCGGAAACCCAAATGTCACCTTGTCCATATTTGCTAATGAATACATGGTATTTTTCTGTTTCGTTTTGTAAGAAGATAGGAAGATTAATAACGGCTTTTCCTTCCACAGTTGCTCCATTACCTATGTGGGTAAAAGTTTCGGACGAATTCATAACACTGTGCATATCTTTTTCAACTGGTTTAGGTGCTGCCATCCTTGCAAATGAAGTTGGTTGTGGCGCATTGTCGTTCGATATTGTAAATGCCGTTGTTGCGTTAAGTATTCTATTGCCATTCATATCTAACGAGACCCTGTAATTAACCCTATCGCGCGCGTTCATTTCGACTAAAACGTGTGCGAATGTCCCTTCTTTATAAAGAAATTGCGTTGTCCCTTCATTAGAAATGCTTAATTTACCAGTCGGATCTCGAATAATACCGCCGCTAAAAATTTCACTGTTATCATCCCTAAATAAAATCCCGTTATTCGCTATCATTCTTTTATATGAATAGAAAAAATTCTTATTAATACCGGCCCAGGTTGTATTTGCGTTATTTTCTCTCAATACGAAATCTATACCAGTATCAGAAATCATTGCCAAACGTCTAGTATCGTCGGAATACAACAACTCTTGAATGTAATTTCCTTCTTTACGTCCAGATTGAGATGAAAGAATGACTTTCCTTGTATTCAACCACATATCGCGCCATGCAAATATGCCCTTATATCCATATGTTGTAGTATTATCAACCACTTCAAAGTGCGGATCATAAAGTTGCGTAGTTGGATTTAATACAGAAAAACTCAAATAACGGCCTGGCTCGATATTCATCGTTACGCCTTTTGTATTATCGGAAACTCTATACTGATACCCTAATGACCCTACTTTATTTGCATCTGAATCGTAAACAGCTAACTGCCCGAGGTTATTTAATTCCATTCGTTTGATGTTATTTACAGTTGACTGTAAACCTTCAGGCATCATTTTAATACTGTTTCCATATTCATTGAAACCCGCTCTAATCATCCCTGCATCGAGCGTACCGGTTTTTATGAAGTCCGCGACTATTGACCCATCTTTCGTGATAGCAACCCCATACGGTCCGTTCACACCTGTAGAAGAGTAACCTAGTCCGTTAACATTCCATTGCCAAACTTTTTTGGCAGTCATTTCACTATTCGTATCCATGATTAAAATACGATCTGGATAAACACGAACATAAGAGCCAAAACCACTGTTTATAAGGTTGGTAGCATTCTGTCTAGCCTCTTCTAATATATTCGGACCTAAATCCCTTACTTCGTTTTCTAAACCCGTTACACGGTCTTTAGTTCCTTTTAAATCGGTCTTCGTATTACTTAAGTCAGTTTTAGTATTACTTAAATCATCTTTTGTATTTTTCAAGTCTGTCTTTGTATTTCCTAAATCGGTTTTCGTATTGGAAAGGTCTGTTTTCGTATTCCCTAAATCAGTTTCAATACCATTAACCTTTCCGTTGGTTGTATTTAAACCTCCTTCTAATCCACTCACTTTTCCGTTAGTTGTGCTCAATCCATCTTGTATACCGTTGACCTTTCCATTCGTAGTGTTTAAATTTCCATTAGTTGTATTTAAATTGCCATTCGTAGTTGTTAAATCTTCTCTCAATTTCTTTAATCTTTCGTCAGCATCGCCCAATCCCGCGTTAATATCGGTTGTTATATTCAAAACTTCATCTTGTATTTTATCAATCTTGTTCGTTTTGCTAGTAAACGAATCTTTGAAATTACCTAGCGTTATATCAATGTATCTTTCTTTAACAGGATCATATTTATAAGATATAACTTTAGCTTGAATGTATATTCCATCCTCACTATGATCTACCGTTACAGTGTCGCCCATATAAACAGATTGTAAAACTGCAAAATCTTTATATTCTTCTGTTTGGGATAATTCTTGAAAACCAACTTTATATGTTGCTAAAGGTTGATCCACATGATCATTTTCAAACATAGCGCGTGCTTTTTGTCTCAATAAAGCATATGCATCTTCTAACGGAATAGCGTCTTCATCGTCCGCATAATCACCTATAGCCGCTTTAACATTTTCAAACGGAACTGTTTTGATTTTAGGATTAACGTATTTATCCACATTCGCACTAGTTACGTACTTTTCAGGAAGTAATAAACCATCAAATCCAATAGGCATTATCTTTGTAATCGGGCTTTGCCAATCTACACTGGCCTCATATCCTAATAAATCTTTCTTATGTTGAATAACAACACCACGATTGAGACCACGTTTTTCTAAAATATTTACATTGAAATTATCCCTTTTTAATTCGCCGCCCCAACGATTCAAGAAAGAGTTATCTTTTCCGGTATCAAGTAACGCTTCAATTGGATTCATTCGCACCAATCTAGCATTGTTCAATTTTCCAATATCACTGAAGAAATTAAATTTAGTAGGATATTGTAGAGCACCTTTTAATTGAACAAGCGCCCCTAATCCTGTTTTACCTACAATGTTTGTATCTTCTAGGAAATTATCAATTAAATCATAGAAAACGTGATAACAAAACACGCTTACGATCCCCATTGAAGGTGAAGGGTTTGCTACTCTGAATAATTGTTCTCCATCCGGTGTTGGTACTTGTATCAAGCTTTGACCTTTTATATCTAAACCATGTGGAGAAAATAACGGATATTTGAATGACAATACATAAAGTCCATTTAAATCTTCTTGAACAGTAGCTTCATGGACTGCATCACTTAAAATACCGATGCCATTGTGTAAAAAGTCTGTTTCGTCTGGTTTAAATAGTTTAATCAAACGTATCTTCCCCTAACTTCCAATTCTATTTTAGAGACGGTACCCGTCCACAGTATTTCATTTTCACCTTCTTTCAGCACAGGGAAATTCCCGATCATTTTATTATTCATTGGAAAACTTCCCGAATAACACAACGACAAATCGGAATCAACAACGACTGGATTTACAATATCTTTAATCTGGAAAGCTAGTCCATTTACGTATATAGTCACCGTTCCGCTGCCTGTAATGGTGAATTTCGGTAATGAATAAAGTGTTCCGTAGTTCATGACGGTAATTGGCATCGTTAAATTAATAGGTTGCTCAATAATATATTCATAGGGATCAGACTTAAATGTAACTTCAAACTGTCCATATTCCTCAAACTGATTATCGATATCGCCAATAGTCACACTTTTGATTTTTCTATATACATTGTCATCCGTAAAAGAAAGGGTTTTTGCGTTACGTAACCACTTTTTAATTTTTCGTAACAATGGTTTTATATTGTAATCTTCTAATGCATTAAAGTTAATGGTGAATTCTACATCTTCATAACCATTTTTCTTAGTTAAAGAACCATTTTCCCTACCTGGAATATCGATAAATTCGACCTTTTCCACTGCGGAAGGAATGGCAGGACGATCCACCATACAAACCCGGTAGTCCGTCCCTAATTTATCGTCTATTCTAATATCAAGCACGTGAAGTCCTCCCTATACCGATATTTAATGATTGACCTTTTTTAGCAAGTGCATCATCAATTTTTTCCACCATTTGTTCGATATCACGATCATTTCTCACTGAAGGATTATAAATATTAATTACAGTCGGTTCAGTAGACATCGTTGCTGCAATCCCTTCACCAATCGCACCTAATGTCTTTTTATTCAATGGTAATACACCCTCCGGTCCTGCTTCACCTGCTCCTTGGAACTGTCCACCATTCATTCCAAATATGGTTGGTCGAGTAAAAATACCGCCTTTTGCACGCCATTTTATACCAATACCAGAAGGGTACGTAATATCTTTACCTAAAATATTTCTCGTGCTAGTTTCTAAACTAAAATGTGGCATTTTAGGCATTTCCGGTTTAGGAATCTTTAATTTCAAATCACTGAAAAACCCTTTGATTTTATCAATAAATCCCTTCACTTTATCTACAGCATCTTTTATTGGATCAATAATAAATCTCTTTGCTGCATCAAATTTTTCCTTCGCAGTATTCTTCACAGAATCAAATTTCTCTTTAGCTGCGTTATATAAATCAGTAAATTTTTGTTTGACCTGATTATACGCTTCAACCACTGGATCAATCACATATTTTTTCACTGTATTCCAGGCTGAAAGTGTATATGATTTGATTTTTTCCCAGTTTTGTAATATCCAATTTGCTAATTCTCCAAGTTTTTGTTTCGTTGTATTCCACAAATCTTGGACCGGTTGAATGACATACTGTTTTACCAAACTCCACGCTGCAGACGTATATGATTTCACTGTTTCCCACTGTGAATTTAACCAGGAGACTAGCTCACCAACCTTCTCTTTTACGGTATTCCAAGCATCTTGAATTGGCTTTACGATATATTGCTTCAATAAATCCCAAGCAATCTGTGCCGCGGCTTTTATAAGTTCCCAATTATTACTTAACCAAGTTGCTAGCTCACTAATCTTATTACTTACTTCTTTATAAGCTTTTTGAATCGGTTCAATAATGTATTTACTTATTGCAGCCCAGGCAATTTGTGTACCGGCTTGTATCAATAGCCATCCTGCTTCTAAAACGGTAGAAACTGCCGAAATAATTGGATCTAAGACTGTAAGTATCGTATTCCACGTTTCTTGCCATTTTTGTACTAATGTCCCCCACAATTCAGATGCGGTTTCGACAATACCAGTCCATAGATTACTAAAGAACTCACCAATAGGAGACAATATGCTATTTGCTAATTCTAAAAATGAAGACCACGTTTTTGAAAAGAAATCAGTAATACCAGTCCAAATTTCAGATGCCGTATCAGAAATCCCTGTCCACAAGTCACTAAAGAACTTAGCAATCGGTTCGAAGAACTCATTTACCATATCTAAAAAAGAAGACCAGGCATTTGAAAAATAATCCACTGTGGAGGACCAAGCATCTTCACAAGTTTGAACTATACTATCCCACAATTCACCAAACCAATCTTTAAATTGTGACCACTTTTCAGAAAGCCAATCGGTTATCTGCCCCCAATTTTGTATTGCCCAAATAACACCGGCTATTACAGCCGCTACTCCAGCGATAACACCGATAACTACTCCAAGTGTTGTACCTAATACACCAACCGCCGCTACGACCACTGCAATGATTGGTGCCAAAGTACCGACTACAGCTACTAATCCAGCAAAAATAAAAGCAAAGTTTTGAACTGGCTCTGGTAATTTAGTAAACCCGTCCACTAAAGTCTTTATCACCTCTACTACCGGAGGTAAAACATCTTTAGCTAATTCAGCAAGTTTTTCTCCAAGTGGTTCAAATGCGGCTTGTGTTTCCCTTAAAGCGCTCTGAAATTGTTGTCCAAGTGATTCTTCTTGAAGCTTTTTCATTTCGTCCATACTTCCATTTACATCACCAAGACCACCATTTACATCATTTAGACTTAGAACAGCTTCTGCGCCCATGTCTTCCCATTTGGTACCGAATAGAGCAACACCAATCTGGTTTGCCTTTACTTTGTCATCCATCTTTTGAAGGTCACCTAATACAGCGTTAAATACATCCGCTGCGGTTCCTTTTCCTTCATTGAATGATTCCCACACCTTTTGTGTCTCTTCTGATAAATCACCAAATCCTTCTGATACACCTTTAGATCCATCTTGTACACGAATACCAAATTCTTTTACAAGGTCATTTATGTAATCTAAGTTGTATGATCCACTTTTAGTTCCATTCGCAAGAATGGTGAACATTTCATCCGCACTAAACCCCGCTTGTTTGAATAACGGCGCATACTCTGAAAGATTGTCAAAGAGTTCATCTGAATAATTCAATCCAGCTTGAGCTCCTGCTGCTAATAAGTCAAATGTTTTTTGTGTAGATAATCCAAATTGAGACATTAATTGTCCTGCACCACGAGTGGCTTCATTCAAATCAACATCATAAACTTTAGCTAAGGTTAAGACATTCTCCGATGCACCTTTTAATTCTTCATGTGGAACATCCCGCATATTTTGATAAACTTTTATCAGTGAATTATCGACCTCTTCAAGACTTTCACCAAATCCCTTTTTCCACACTTCTTTTGAAATATTACCGAGGTTCTCAGCTCCCTTAGCTGTCAATCCTAATGAAGCTTGTATTTTCCTCTGAGACCTATCAAAATCTATCGCTATACCCACAACACCTTTGCCAAGTTCAATTAATTGTTGAGACATCCCTTCTAGCATTTGAGTAGCTTCCATCATGTTGTGCAAATCTAACTTTTTACCTAGTTGCTCCATGCCATCTGCGGCTTGTGAACCACTTTGACCAACGCTATGTAACGAATTCTCAAATTGCTTCAATGTAGTTTTAGCTTGATTTAGCTTTGTCTCAAGTTGCTGTACTTCTTTAGAATTTTCACCATATACTTTCTTAGTTGCACTCAATTGACGTTCCAGATTACTTACAATCCTGCCAGTCATTTCTGTTTGTTGATTCAACTGCTTTTGAGCTAAACCTAATTTATCAGCTTCACTGGCGTTTGCTCCTAATTCAGTAGTCTGTAATTTAAAAGCGCTTGTTAATCTCTTTTGCTCAGCTTCTAAATTCTTTTCACTTTGCTGTAAAGAATCTAAATCAGCTTTTGCTTTTCTAGACTTGGTTGCCTGTTCTGAAAGGCCTTCATTCGTAGTTTCTAACGAATTCTCGAATTGTTTTAAAGTAGTTTTAGCTTGGTTTAAACTCGCTTCAAGTTTTTTCACTTCTGTAGAATTTTCACCATATGCACTTTTTGCTGCACTTAATTGTTGCTCTAAATTGTTTACGATTTTATCCGTCATTTCCATTTGCTGACGTAATTGTTTCTGTGCTAGCTCCAATTTATCGGATTCACTAGCATTTCGACCTAACTCAGCAGTTTGTAGATTAAAGGCGCTTGCTAATTGTTTTTGCTCTACCTCAAGCTTTTTTGAGTTCTCTTGTAAATCAAGTAATGCACCACGTGCTTCTCTTGCTTCAATTGCTTGTTCTGAAAGACCTTCGTTTACTCGTTTCATTGCATTATTTAAAGAAGTTTCAGCACGTTCTGCATCAAGTAACTTACCGTACATTTTATTGAGTTGTTCAGCTGTCGTATTCGTATCCTTAGACATTGCTTGATATTCGGAACGTAACATAGCTGTACGTTTTTTAGCGGCTTCCATTTGAATCTCTAACTTTTTCTTTTCAGCTGCTAATTTATCGGTCGCTGTTGCATCTTGACCCATTGCGGCAATATGATTTTTATATTCCTTTGCTGCATTATTCATAACCATATTAATTTGCTTCAATGTCTGAGCATACTGTACTTGTCCATCCATTTTGAAATTAAGAACAACGTTTCTTTCTTTATTATTCCCTGCCATTTTCTCACCTCACTTATCGAAACGGAGTTTGATCTAACGTGTAAATTTGTTTTGGCTTCTTCTCATTCAAAGCATCTGGGTTGTTATATCGTAGATGCATGATGAATTGTTTTAAAAAATGATTAGGAGTGATTTTCCAAAAGTCATCCATGCTTAATCCAAGCAACGTATTACCGACATAAAAATAAAAATCCCAATCCAATTCGGACTGAGATTCTTCATTTTCATTCAGTATGTTTTTTACTTTTTTTCTTGCTTCAGCTTCTCCATATCAGAGTTTTGGAAAGTTTGACCTTGGAAAATTTCCATTACAACTTTGAAAACATCAGGTAGATCATACATAGGTATTGAATTTTTGATTTCTTCAGGTGTACATTCAGTACCTCCACTGCGGACCATCGCATAAATAAGCGTACTCATTAACTTAATTTCTTTTTCACCTAAGCTGAATTTTTCTTTCGCCATCATTCCATTCAATTCTTTTTCGAATACATGATAATCCCCACCATAGGACTCTTCCACATAAGGAAATGAATCCATTGTGAAAATTACAGGGATTTCCACCTTCTGTATCTTTATTTTATTTCTATTTATATCAACGTTAACTAAATCACTTAAACGTGCCATAATATCACTCCTTATTGTCCTGTAGTTCCACCTAGTTGCGCTAATTGAGATTCATCGCAAATAACTTGTTTTAAGAAATCAGTAACTTTAATTCCTTTTGCTTCTGGGTCACCAGTATCTAATTCAGCTTGTGTAACATCGTTAAATAACAATGGATCTGCTGTAATTGTGTAAGCAACGTCGTCCACAGTCATTTCATCACCTTGTGTTTTCCAAGATTCTTCTATTGGAGCAACTGTACATTTTGGATACCAACGTAATACTTTCGTTCCATCATTCAGTGGAAATACAACACCTACTGCAAACTTTGGATATTCTTTCGCCTTTGCAGTTTCAAAAGACACGCCTTTTTTACGTGTTTTTGCAAATATTTTATCTTTTACTTCACGGTTTAGACCGGCAAGGTTAAACGCTAGTCCGAACGCTGTATTTTTTACGATATTAATGATTTTTTTATTAGAAGCCCACTTTGTAAAGTTTGTAGAAGTAGTGGAAATCGTCAAATCAGAAATATTTGTTTGCTTATAAATATCCTCTTCATAAGTAGGAAGTGCATCTGATGTTTCAACGCCTTCCATCATGCATAGATATAACTCTTCAATCCCTACGGAATATTGAATCTCTTTATTTACAATTGGCATATTTATTACCCTCACATTCTATTTAATATTTTTTGTGCCATAATATCGGCAATTTTGTCACCTTCTGCATCGAAAGTATTTTGAGAGAAATGAAGTCCTTTCACTCGACCTTTACCGCTTGCTTTTTTATGACCATGTTCAGCTAAATACCAGTACCACGCTGCATCTTCAAATTCCACAGATACACGGTCATTTTTCGCAACAACTTTCAAGCTCTCTTTCAAATGTGTTCGCTTGTTCTTATTCGACATTTTAATGCGCTTTTTTAATTCCGCTGCAAAATACTTCGCTGCTTCATCTAGTGCATCAAGACTTACTTGTTTATCAACCCTTAATAACGTATTGATATCTTCTAATGCTTCAGCGAATCCATTGTTATTAGAAGCCATTACTGAATGCACCTCACATACGTTATAAACTGCGTGATAGTGTCGTCGTTCTCGTCATAGGGAAAGCCCTCAAACGAGTCATAAGACACGCCTGCTTCGTTAAAAACAGCCTTTAGTGGTTCATAATCCTTTTCGGTACCTTTTGTAATGACTGCAATCTGATAAAGTGGCATAGATTTTAAAACCTTATTAGAAGCTCTTTTATGCCTTTCATTCACAAATTCATACACAATATAAGGGTAATCTGCACCTGTAGGAGCACTATCACGAGAAACTGGAATACCAGATTGTTTCATAAGAGCTCGTAACTGTTCAAAACTAATTTGCATAGGACAGTGACACCTCCATCAATCGGTCTTCTTCTTTTACATAAATGCGCTCAATATCGTAAATACGACCACCGACTTTTACACGGTAATCTTTTTGTTTATTTTCAATCTCTCGATCAATACGAACCTCAATTTTCTTTACAATTTCATTCGTATCTTTCGTTGTAAATTTATCCGTGGCCGTAACTCCAATATTGTTATAACGAATCTTCCTTTCTAACGGATAGCCCATCACAACACGGTCTGTTTCAGGATCAATGGTTTCTCCTAATTTAAGTAGCTCACCCATCCATTTGAGTTTATTTGTCTGTCTCTTCATCGACAAAAACCTCCTGGACAAAGAACGGTGTTAAAGCATCAAGTGCTTGTTCTAATTCTTTTTCAGCGACCCTGTAATCATAGAAAATACCGGCGACCATAATAATTAAATACTCGGTCTGTTTGCCTGTCGCATTTTTTACATAAGTCTTTGCTTGAGTGATATAAAAAGAGAGCATGGTTTCATCCATACCCTCTTCCCAATGAATATGAGATTTTAATTTCTCAATTAAATCATCCATATTAAGCTCCAGTAGAAGCTTTTAAAACATACTTATAAACTGGAACTTCAAATGGTGAATGAATTAATTGTGCATCTAGTAAGTTCCAAATACGGAAACCTACACGGTTTGTACGTGAGAATAACTCCACTAACTTTTGCACTTCTAATGAGCCAATAACATCTTGAATATAGAATTTAGAGAAGTCACCAAAGTAGAAAACTGGCGTATCTGGTTCACCTGTAATGTCAATTGCATCTTCTTCCTCAATAGGGAATCCTAATAATGTATAACCAATTCCACCTTCCGCTTGATTAAATGGACGTAGTAATGGGAAACCATCATCTGTTTTCATTGTTTCAATTTTTGTTAGTGCTGCTGTATTTAACACCCATCTTGCTTTTTTACGAATTTCTTTAACAGGTGTATTTTTCATTTTTACTAATGCATCATAAAGATTTTTTTCATCCGTTTTAAATTCAACTGCTTTCTTTGCCAATGCACCATCATTTATGTTATTAGCTTCATCGCCATTAACCATATATTGAGTTTCTTTACGAACATAAGCCTTTTTCAGCTCATCCATAACAATTTGTTCAATCGGTAAACCTGTACGTGCTAATAATTTTTTCGTCACTGTAGCCAGTGCATCAAATTCCGTTGGTGATAATTCGATTTCATCGAACTCAATATCCGTTTCTGGAATTTCATTATTTGTTCGCTCATTTTTATGACCTTGTGCTTCTGCCTTTTTAACTAAAACAGGATACTTAATATTTTCTTTTGTTTTCACTCCTGTTCCTAATCGACGTAAGAAGTTTTCTTCTTGAGCATACGTAATAATTTCTTTACTTAAGAAATCTGGAATCGTAACAGAACCATTACCAGTAACTAACCCTAATGAACGGGCTTCACTCTCATCAATATTACCAACAATATAATTAGCGAAAGCTGAACGAGTTTCCGTTTCTTTGTTTTTAGAAGATTTATGACCTTTAGTAGAAAGACCTGTTCCAATAGCTGCCATGATTTCAGAACGTTGCTCTTCTGACAGTTCAGTTTTTGCATCTGGATCTTCTTTTGCGGCTGGGTCTTCTTTTTTATTTGGATCTTCTTCTTTCTTTTTGTCCGGATCTTCTTCTTTTTCGCCTGCTTCTAATTTCGCAATTTCATCAGCAAGAGTTTGCGCTTCTTTTGTTAATGCTTCTACCTCAGCCTTAACTGCTGCTAATTCTTCTGAACGAACTTCACCTTTTTCAACTTTACCTTGTAATTCTGCTAATCGAGCTTTATTTCGTGCTTGAGATGCTTTTAAGATTTCTTTTAATTTCATGTTAATTGTCCTCCAGAACTTTTTTTATTTGTTTAATAATGTTGTTTCTTTCTTCGGTATCATCTTCCACAACTGTTTTTACGGCTGCTTCTTCACTTCTCATTTCAATCATGGCTGTATTTTCGCCCCTGGTTTCAATAGAAGTTGCAACATAAGCTGGTGTCATATCCAAAATAGAAACTTCTAAAAGCTCTAATTCTTCAATAGACCGTTTTTGAACACCAGATTCACCTTCTTCCCATGAATCTTTTTCAGAAACAAAACCAAATGACCAACCACGTAATTCTTTATTCCTTGCCTTCTTAATCACCTGTTCATCTGTAACCGTAGCGATGGCTCTTAAACCAATATTGTCTTCATACAATTCCAGATTTCCGTTTTCAATAGAACCAAGATTTCTATTCTTATCGTGGTTAAAAAGTAAGTCCACATTCTTTGCTTTCTTTAACGCTTTTTCAAACGTCTTAGGGACAATTCTCTCTTTGAAATATCCCCTCGGAGAAGGCAACATTCGACTTTCTCTGTCTACAACATTTACATATCCATCAAGTATGACTTGGTTCCCCCGGACCTCAATTTTCATTCTCTTCACCTCCTCCCAATGAACCATCGGCCGCTTCTTTTTTACCAATTTTAGTTAAATCATTTGAAATATAAATAGATTGTGATTCCTTTGTATTTTGTTTAGGGAATCCAAGCATATCGGCAACATTGTCAGGTGAAGTAATAGCTGTACGCACAAGGTTATAACCGATATTTGTCTTGTTGCTATAAGTGACAAAATCAAGAATATTAATCTTAAATTTGATACGTTTTCCCGAACTCTGGCCATAAAAAAGAAGACTCAAATGGTCTTCAAAATTTTTCATTATTGGTCTAACTGCTTTATTGTGGATATACATCATTGCTTTCTCAATATCTTCTTTGATTAGCTCCGTGTATGTGTCCACATTTATACCTAAATACTTACCTAAATCTTTTTTATATACATTTAGGTATGCTAGGGTCTTTTCATCGTCTAGCGGGCTTTTAAGCGTATCAATTGAGTACCCTTTTCCAAGTGGAATCATTTTAACTGACCTTGCTTCATCAATGGATTCCAACTGATCTAAAATAGCGTTAATAAGTTTAGACTGCGCACCATTCTGTGGGTTAATATGAGCATCCAAATTTAACAAGAATGCTAATAGTCCACCCTTTTTATATTTGTCAGTCAGAGTTTTCTCAGCTGACATAACGCCCTCGAGTGTATCTCTTCCCAAATCAAGAAGACCTTTTCCGCTTAAATGATCTGCACCAATATTTTTCACATGACGAATCATAAAAGAGGGAACCTCGTGACCACCAATATTAAAATGCTCTACTAAATTATCATCTAACTCGGTAAAAACATTTGAAGCTAAATGTATTTGAGAACCATTTAATATTGGGAATGTTTCTCCCTCGAGTAAATAGGTATTCGTCATTAATTTAATGAACTCAGATTGTGTTAGATAATTGTTAGGATTCCTTAAGATTTGAAGTGCAATATCATCTTTGATTTCATTACCAAATTCATCTTCCACAACAATATCCGCCAATACCATTTGATTACTAATGTCTTGTAGCAATTCGTAAACGTCGCTAGATTGTAAGATGTTTGAATCTGTAACATATACACCGCCATAACGAATGCTTTTCCCTAAAACATTATCAAGATAACCGCGTTTTTCAGCCTTTTTATATAAATAATTTGAAAACCTATCCCTTAAACCCAATTTCTCACCGCCTTTCAATTAACGAACATTTTAAAACCCAAGTATTTATTTTCGTTCGTGTTTTGATGTTAAATATTTTGTGGCCAAAAAATTATAGTTCGTGTTTATCGATAAATATCACCAATCAATTCATCCATACCTTCTTCAGTTATGCTATCCATAACCATCATCGTTTCTTTATGGGCACATAAAAAAGCAACAAATCCATCAATCTTCTTTTTGGACTGTCGCTTACTTGGGGCTTTCATTCCGTTAATATTTGTTACAACTACAACGTTAAGAGCGCAATAAACAAACAAAGGATTGTCGGTCATTATACGCTTTTCATAAATGAGTATTTCTGAATCATCCATCATCGCATTCATAACGTTAGGGAACTGACTTACAGAAATACATTCAAGACCAAGATTCTCAAGTTTTTCAATTAACTTTTGAGACATCGCTGGATCATAGTTTATTTGTTGTACATCATACAAATTTAGACATTCCACAATATAATCCATAACCTGGTCTTGGTTTATCATCTTGCCATCACAAAAAGTAACAAAACCACGTTCAACCATATCAGTATATGGAACATTATCTTCTTTTTCGCGATGTTCAATATCTTCATTAGGTACAAAATACATTTGTTTAACTTTTATAATAGACTTTCCATCTTCGGTATAACCAGAGTTAGGGAAATTCAGGCTCACACATGTTAAATCGGTTGTTTTCGATAAATCTAAACCGATATAGCAAGTTTCACCTGTTAAATCACCCAGGTCTTCCACAAGAACATGTTCAACTTGTCCTTGTTCAAAGAAGTTTTCAGCTCCATTTACGAATACATTTAAATGTTTAGAAAGGAATTCAGCTTTTTTATGTGCTGAACGTGATGCTGAGATGAATTCTGTTTCAAGTGCACTCATCGTTACAGACACACCGATATTTGGGTTAACCATTGCCCAAACATTACGGTCTGTCCAATCATAATTCTTGTTAGGTTCGTATATCATGACAAAACTTGAGTCATTATCATCACGTTTCAATACTTCTTTGGCTTCACGATATACTCGCATACCAACCGATGAAGAACCTTTACCAGCCGTTGATATATTAAACATAATTGGCTCAGCACGAGAAACCTGCGCTGATTTAAAGTTATCGTACTGATCCATATTTTCTTGGGCATGAAGCTCATCATTTAAAATAAAGTGTGGATTGGAACCCTCAATCGATTGAATGTTTTTACTCATTACAATGAATTGGTTCTGATAAGCTAAATCATCACGAATATAATCATATGTCACACTCGAAATGGTACCTTTTGGACCTTTATAAATGTGTGAGCAATCCATTAATACATCATGGTTCATAATTGTTGCTGCAAATGGCTTTGCTGCATATTGAGCCTGGTTAAAATCACTTGCACAACAATAACAATCGGCACTAAGTACTCCTTCGCCGTACATTGCATAACCAAGAGCACCAACACCGATTAAAGTTTTACCATTCTTCTTAGGAACCTGAATGTAAGCTTCACGAGTAACTCGGACAATTTGTCCTTTTTCATTCTTATGAACCCATCCGTAGATCCAGGAATAAGCGAATTTCTCCCAATCTTCCAGGATAAAAGGTTGTCCAGCTAAATCACCTTTAGTATGACGTACAAAGGTTTCAACCCAATCCATCATTTCATTAGCACGGTCCACATCGAACCAAATATCTTTACGCTTTTTCCATTTATAATAACGATCTACCATTGCTTTGATAGTATCGGGATATTTTTTAGGATTCTTTCTTACCTTTTTCGCATAAATATCTGCATAGTTAACGCCACGTTCAATCACATAAACACCACCTCCAAGGCATAATAAAAAGCCACACAAATGTGTGACTTAAATTATTTAAAGACGCCTTCTTAAAATTTCTTCAGTAGCTTTTGTCATAATTTCTTCAATCGATCTGCCATCAGATGGTTTTGATTTTGTAAATATAATATCCTCAAGTATTCCTTCATTTAAAACTATCACTTCTTGATATTCTTTTTTATCAGTATGATATTTTATTGTAACCTTAATTTTGTCATGGCGATTTCCAGCAAAAGGGTTTGTCGAAACAACTGTAGCTATCGATTGTCCTGGTGCAATAAAAGTATCACTAACATTCTTAAAAATTTCTTTACCTTTCATTGAATCAAGATAGGTGGGTTCAAAGATTAGGGAATCAATAGTAGCTCCACTTTTACCAAAATTTTTTATAATTACATACTCATGGATATTAGATAAAACTTGTATATAATCCCTGTAGACAACTACATATGGTCTATTTGCTTCTTCGATGGAATTTTTAGTTGTCTTTAAGGAAAATACAGAAATAATAATTGCCACTATTGAGGTCCCGATCCCTACTATTGAAGAAATTATTTGTACTAAACTTGTAATATTAATGTTATCCATCTATGTATCTCCTAATCAATTTTACATTAATTATAACATTAATTATTCATTTTTCTCCATTTATTCCTATGTGCTTCCAATTCATCAACCGGCTGCTGCTTTGGTTTCTGCAACTCTTCATCTTTTCTTACAGAAGAACCACCAGTGATTTGTCTGCCTACTTTGGTTCTATTTGTAAGTCCCAATAAGTCTAATGCTTTGGTTTTCTTATCAGACCAAGTTTCCACCTGTTGTGCCAATGGATGCTTTGAATTATTTGTAGCACCAGCTTTATTTGTATGTTGCTGCGTTGCCGGAAACCCTTTCTCTTTCCATTCGATAAACATCGTCATATAAACTTCGAATATATCTAAATATGATTCAATTAATGGATCTAAAGTAAGGGTGTAAATATCTGCATCACGCATGATTTTTAATATCCGATTTTTCTCAGCTTCTGTTTTATCGGCAACAATTTTTTGACGCTCTTTTTTCGTAGACATTTCACACCCCCCTTTATTTTTTAAAAAATGTTGTCTAACGATAGAAATGCCCCCTACGCTACCTATCCTTCCCAGAGGACAAATTTTAATTTTTGATAGGGGGGCTTCCGAAATAACTCGGAAAAACTCTTTTCGGTTTATCTTCATTTTCTTCGATTGTATGACAAACTGGACAAAGTAGCCTTAAGTTATTCTCTTCTAATTTAAGTGTTTCATCTTCTTTGATTGGTATTACATGATGAACATGAGCACTTCGACCGAAGACGAACCTTCCACATCGTTGACAGCAGCCATTCTCTCTTTCGTATACCTTTGACCTGACAAACTTCCATGCATCAGTACGATAGAATGGTTTGTTCTCATGATGATAGATATTCTTCTTGTCCTTCTTCCTTGGTTTGTTACGCTTATGTTCTTCACAGTAACGACCTTTGCTTATCTTGTTACGGCAGCCATTGAAGTCACAGTATTTCATGATAGCAATTCAATGATGTCTTCTTTCTTTTTAACATCAGTTGGAATCTCAATACCTAACTCATCAGCATACTCACGTAACTCTTTGACTGTCATGTTACTTAGCACTGGCACTTCACTAACTACTGTCATATCTTTACCGTTCGCTAAGTCCACACCAATGAGCATACTCTCAGGATTAACAGTTACTTCGAATCCTGGTTCTTCACCAGTTGGTACAAATAGACTTCGCTTTTCTTTGTTATCCCAATACTCTGTGCCTGATATTGTTTTTCTAACTTCTACAATCATTTGCTAAACACCACCTATGTAATTTTTGTATAATAAAAAGCACTCCATAAGGAATGCTTTGAATACATTTTTTATAAACTTCTATAAACCTATCACTTTTATTAATTCGTATAATTCATCCCCAACTCTATTTCCTCGAAGAGAGGTAGCATCATCATCCATGAGCCCAGCCCCATTGCTTAAAATTTGCAAGTTATTAATTCGCATTATAGAAGATTTGAACATTTGAAAATCATCATCGTTTACAAGATTTAATATTGCAGGATCTGTTGTATCACTATACTCGTACATTGGTAAATCGAGATAAATACATGCGGAATTTACATACTCTTCGTGTGGATATGACTCAAAGTATAGATACACTTTTTTTAAGTTTTCAAAATCCCAATTATTCATGTTTTTTAGACCGTTAATAAGAATCCAATCATTATAATTAAATTGTCGTTCCTCTTCCATCACTTGACCAGCTATAATACCTAGTATTTTTGGAGAGATGTCAGATACTGTTTTTGTTGCCTCTTCTAGGATATCTAAAACTAACACCTTATTTGCACTTTTATTCAACAACTTCCCTAATTCCAGCAAATCGTCAGAAGTAATCTCTTCTTTTGCAAGTACCTTCATTCCTAATCCTTGAAGAAATACTTTACACTTGTATTCTCTTCTTTTGTTCATTAATGTGTTTGCAAAACTAAGATAAGGACTACATTCAGAAAGCGTGTCAACTATTTCATGACCATCCTTTAACAAGCCGCCAACTGTGTCACGTATATCTTCTGGTATGTGTAGCAAATCAAAATTATCCTTAATACTCACCTTATTCACTCCTTTATTAGAAATTAATTCCAATCTAATTTTATACTATTTCTAATTAGGAATAAATCATAAAAGAGCAACCGTGCACCAGTTGCCCTTTCGTCAATTTCTTATGTTATTACTATAATTCATATTTGCAATGGTTTCTATCGGTTCAATTTGCTGTTAGAAAAGTGTAAGTTCCTCAGCAAACTTAATTCTTCTCATAATCTCAGCATGCTTTTGATATATGTAACTTCTACTGTATCCAAATTCAACTGATAGATATTCCAACGTTTTCCCTTGTACATACTTTCCATAAAGGATTTGATTTTCCAAACCCTTAAATGTACTAATCAAATCTTTTAAGTCATAGATATCATTCATCTTATGTGCTAACTCATATGCAATTGCTTCAATACGTTCTTCTACCTTTGCACCTTCCGATTCAGCGGTTAAACGTACTTCTCGCAAATCACCACTGACCCAGCGTTTTAATTCAGCTTTTGTTTTCTCTAAGTTGTAATCTAAGTATGCGATTCGTTCCTCTAATTTCTGATAGTCTTTCAGCCAGTCAAACAAATGATGATTCACCTACTTTCTACTAATAAACTCTAAATCTCATAAAACATGTTTATTTTCCTTTCTAAGACGTTTTAACACTTGTACACCTATTTGTATTAAGATAGAAATAAAAATTCAAATTACCATGATTCTGACAGTCATTCCTATGTCGAAACGTGTCGATTACATCAAAACTTTTTAATGAGTTAAATCAGGTTCCCCTTTTGTGACCAAATCCAATAATTCATTCAAATCTATACCCGTTCGAACCTCGATTGTTGTTTGATATAACATAGATATAGCTTTATTGAACATATCGTCATTTGCATTTAAACTTGCCATGATTAAAACAATGAACTTTGCTAAATCCTCCGCATCATATTTATTACCAACGAATTCTTTTAAAGCTTCAATAAACTTTGTTGCTTCTTTTGTTAATTCTCCATTATTCGTAATTGCTTCAAAATCTTTATCAAATTTGTTAGACATTTTTCATTCTCCCTTTCAATTTATAATTAATATCCTGAGCCGAAGCCCAGGACAGATATTTATTCAGCAATCGTTTCTCCATCAACAATTTTCAACTGACCAGGAGCAACTTCCGTTGTTCCATCCTGTTTAACGTTGTATTCCATACCTTCATGCTGTTCTTCATAGAATTCATCAATAGACATTTGAGAAGGTTCTAGAGTAATAGAAACATTTTCACCAGCGAATGGGTAAAGTTTGTTAATTTTATCTTTTGTATCGCCTTTTACATTGAATTTAAGAACTGTTTTCTTGCTATCACGTTGAATAGAAACAAATTCAGCACCAATTGCTTCAACATCGCTTTTTTCCACAGTTAGATGAACAATAGTACCTGGCATCTTCAATAACTCATCAGCATGTGGTAATTCATCACTTAATACGTGGAACATCAAAACTTCCTTTTTATCGTCCTTTTGCATCTTTTTAAATAGTACGTTCAATTTAATTTTAGTCATGGTTTATTTCTCCTTTAATTGTTTTGTTTTTCATCATATGATGCCCTTTTTCAGATACTCACGAGCCATATATAAGAAATGATGATATATGTAATTTCCTGTTGTGCTAGGTGGAAGAAAAACAGTTGAAAAGTTATATCTAACCTCAAATGTTTTAAGGCTACCAAGCAATGCTTCCGGTTTATATTTACTCCGGTATTCACCTTTTAATATTTTTAGATATCCGTCTAAGTCTTCCACATAAAGAACAAATGGATGTTTAGAAGCACGAATCAATTCATTTTCAAACCTTGTACGATCTTTAATCGATTGAACCAATTCGTCTACACCATTTTTTCGTTCTATCCCAGCACTTAAATAAATATCTCGTGTAATGCCCATCTCAGGATTCTTAGGAATTACCGCTGAATAATCGGCTGTATCAATTTTTCTAAGTCTGAATGGAACATTCTTTTTATGAAAATAATCAAGCACATGTTGGTTTTTCTGTTCCCTTGTATCTACCATGATTTCTAATGTATCCAGGATTTCTTTTAACTCTTTTTCTGAGTATCGATAATGAATTGCTGGCATTTATTTCACCTTCCTAAAGTGCAACATTGCACGATTGAATATTTCTTGTGAAAGCTCGTCCGTTAATTTATTTTCATAGTTGGCCACAGATTCTTTTACATATAACCAGCCATTAAGTGAGAAATTTAAAGTTAATTCCATAACCAACCTTGCTGCAGCTTCATCTTGATTGAACCAATCATTTATTTTTGGGTTTATGTTTTGCTCAACACCGATAAAAAAATTAATAATTTTATCTATCGTTTGTTTTATCGCATGATCTTGGTCCGAATAATTACCTTGCAAATATTTAATGATCCGTAGCTTGTATTCTTTAATAACTGATTCAATTTCAGGAGCAACCTTTTCATGGTTCTCAATATATAAATCATTTCCATCAAGAATGAGCTTTGCTCCCATCGATTGAACATCAGCACATATTTGTTTTGGATGCATATTACACCTCTTTTTTTAACGAGTTACTAAATAGTTACTAAGTTATTTAAAAAGTAACTCACCTAAATCCATTCGTATCAAGGGTTTAAGCGTTATTTAGTTATCAAAGTTACTAAAGTTAACCGTTTTTCTATTAAAGTCCTATATATATATTATTTTTTTATTTATTTATTTTCTTAAGAGCCGATATAGGAAATTCAGTAACTTAAGTAACTATTTATCTAAAAACATTGTTATATCAACGTTTATACGAGTTACTAAAAAAATAATTAAGTAACTCTTTAGTAACTCCGCCTTAAAGTTTTTTCCTATTTATAGGAGTTACCTTGTTTTCATCTTCATTTTCAGTTGAAAATAAATTCGAACCAGCAAGTTTATTTAATGTAATTCCAAGAATAAAGTTTTTATTTCCTGTACCTTTTTCTTTTTTAAACCCGCGAACTTCTAATTGACGATAAAAAGCACGGTTTTTTAATTCCAATTCGTTATTTTGATAACACCATTTTGTATAATTTTCATACAGCGACTTCGCTTCAATTCTCACTGAAGAATTCACTGTACAATTCTCATCAATGAACGGTGCTAATATATCCATATCCTCACGATATTCAGCTGTCGCTGCCTTCACAGCTTCAGGAGCACGTAAACCTTCAGTCTGCCACTTCATGCAGCCTTTCACAGCCCAACGCAAGACACCTGGCATTTCTTTTGCTAATCTATCAGGCAGATCATAATCAATCTTTTCTTTCGGTATCGTTACGGTAAATGGAATAAGCATAATCCTTCTCCAAATCCCTTCATCCGAACCTTTAACAATTGGCTTATGGTTGGTAGTGAAAAACACTTTAAACTCTGGTGTAAATTCAAAGTATTCCTGGCGTAAGAAACGAGCAGACATCTTTTCTCCACCTGTGATTTGTTTAACCAGGGCTTCAGATAATTGTTGTCCCTCTTCACTTTCAACAGCCGATACAAAACGTGCTCCATCAAGTCGAGCAACATCGTTATTAATGCCTGAGTCATTTCTCTTTTTCAAGAAAGTATCACTGTTTGTTTGCCTACCATAATCACCAAGTAAATCTTGAATGATGTTAATAAAAGTAGATTTACCATTTCGTCCATTACCGAATAAGAAAAACATTACTTGTTCTTTTGTTACACCGGTTAATGAATAACCGATTGCTTTTTGTAAATAATTAATAAGCTCATAATCCGCTTCACCAGTATGCGTTTTAAAAATACTTTCCAAGAAAGCTTTCCAGTTTGGACACTCAGCATTTTTGTCATACTTGATTGGAGAAAGCTTTGTTAATAACAAGTCACGATCATGCGGCAATAATTCACCGGTCTTTAAATCAATAACTCCGTTATCACAGTTAAATAGAAAGTTATGAGAATCTAATTCTTTCTTTTTAACAGATACCATTGGTCGCACGTCCAAGATGCTATTTATCCGGATGGACCGTCTTTCACATTTCTTTGCCCAATCATGCAGCAACTTTGACTGATATTTATCTTCTGTAGCTTTAGCTTCTCCATATATGGCTCTAAGTGTTTTGGCCGTGATAGCTTCAATCTGTCGTTTACTATCTTCATGCCAATGCTTACCGTTCCATATAAGCCATTCCAATTCATTACAATAGCGAACATTCTCGCCGTGATAATAAGCGATTCGTTCCGCATTTCCTAACTCAGTTAAATGAAACTTTGGTGCTTCATCGATAATTTCCTCAGTATCTTCAATTGAGTTATCAGAAATATAAACCTCATACTTTTTCTCTTCAGGTGGTTCATAATCAGCTATTGTGGAAGGAGTTGAAAGAATTGCTGTATCAATTGTCATTTGTCCATATGTACGACCATCACTAGAATGTGGTTTATCCCACTTCTCACGAAGTAAGGACGACTCTCTAAACATAGAATCCATCTTTGCAACATCTTTATCCGTCCAGAATGCTAAATGATTACATAAAGCCATATCAGTAGAAGAATGATCACCGTTAATCAACATGCCCTGGAATAAATCTTTAATGGATGCACCGCTTTTACTATCAAACATTCGCTCCCATAATTCTGCATTCGATAAACTAGTGATATCTTCTCGTTCAAATGAAGTAGTACTTTGTTTCTTTTCAGGCTTTGGCTTTTCTTTCAAATACTTCTCAAATAAAACTTTTAATTCATCCGTTCTATCTTCCAAAGGAACTTGATCTAAGCAATCACCGGTGAAAGTGAAATACCGTCCATGTCTGTATACTTCCAAGCCAACATCAACATTTTTCCGTCCTGTACCTGGTCCTTTTAATGGCAGCTTACCTTTTACAATAATGTGGATGCCATCACCACTTGGTGAATATTCTGTGTAGCTATTTACAATTTCAATAACATCCTCAGCTAAACTTGTAAGAGCACCTTCCTGAATACAATGGTCAATATCTATTCCAATGAATGGGTCATCCTTCGAGAACATGAACCCAATTCCGTCATAATCTCCTTGTTCATAGAATTTTATGATTGTCGGAAACGTTGACCAGCTCCGCTTATTATTTGATTGCGCCATTTCCCCATTGATTTGATAAGGAACCTTTGTTTTCTTACCGTTTCTTACTTCTGACCGCCATAAGATCCAATGAGGAGTGTTTTTAAGCTCTGCCGGTATTTGATTAAATTTATATCTCATTTGTTTTTCTCCCTTTGGAAAAGGGAGCCATTAGTAGCTCCCTCCTATTTGAATCTTGTTAATTAATTTTTAGAATGGAACATCCTCATCTGAAACTGTAAATCCAGTACTTGGAGCTGATGCTTCTGATTCTTTAAATCCTTTTACCTCAGGATACTTTTTACCGTTATATTCACGCTCACCTACAATTACACGAAGATGTTTATTTAAAAGCGTATCTGCCCATTCTTTGTAAGAACCAAATTTCATCCCAGTTGGAAAAGCTGCAGCCTTAGAAATCGCTTGTAATCTCCACATTGATTTTTCAGTTACAACAAAGTTATCAAATAAGAGCTTTTGTCCTTGAAATTCTTGGTCCACATCACTTCGAATTTCATAATCTACAACAATCATGTTGTTTCCAGATTCGGCCTTTTTCAATTCATAATTAACAACCGTTACCTCGTATTCTCCTGACTTAACTTGTTCAAATCCTTTAGCTTGTTCGTGATCTACTGTAAACATTATTTTTCCTCCTTGTTGTTAAAAACTTGTAATCTTTCTAATACAACTGATAAATATTTCATATTGAAATCTTCTAATTTTTGATTAGTCTTAAATTCAATTTCAGAAAGCATCTTCGCTGCATCATCACTCGTACTAACAATTTCTTTAATCTGAGCAATAAGTGTATTTCTTTCGTTTTCTTCTTCAGTTTTTACATCAATACCCAACTCAAGCCATTTATACAACTTGCGACCTACTTCAGCAGTAATCTTCTGTGGATGACCTTCAAACAATTGCGTATTATCCTTTGAAGTATCAGCTATATGGTCAATATCGATTACAAAATTAAGCATGAATTCATATTCCATTTCATCTTTTTGCACTGGCTTAGTACCAACTTTACGTGGGGCCATTTTCCCTTTTGCATCGGGCTCAACTACATACTCAGTTTTAGTTCGTAAAGTTGCTAAAATATGAACATTGTTCTGAGTTAACGTTTTTATTAATTTAGTAGTTTCAGATGAAAGCTTGCCCCAGTTTTGAAATGAGTTACCAGACATTTCGCCATGAGTTTCTATAATGCCGCCTTCACCTTGCCAGTTATGTGACAAGGAATCGATGATAAGAACTTCAACACCCGCCTTCTTCATAACTTGAACCGCTTCGTTATATCGTTCAGTTGTGTAAGGTGGAGTGAAATTAATATGAAGGAAATTCCCTATTTTCGTTTCTCCATACACAAGACCTACATGAAGTTTTGAGCGTTCATGCTCCGTATCGATAACACCAATCTTCTTCCACAATTCTTCTTCTGATAAGTTAGGGTATGCTTCTTGCATCATCCCAAAAGCTGTAAGTAATGAACTACCTGTTTTACCTGACCCACTACAACCGATAAAGCCAATTACAGCTTTCATCTTTTCGCGTTTTGCTTCTGTTACTTGGAACATTTAATCACCCCTATTCTTTAGTATCTAATTCTGTAGCTTTATTTTGCAGACTCTCTAACATTTGTGGAATATTAAGCCTTTGAATAATATCAACGGATAACTGTTCTTTTAGATTGTTTTCAAGCGCCTTGACTATTGTTTCTTCTGCATCTTTTCTTGCAGTTTGAATCATCGTGCTAACTTTAGAAGTAAGCTCCTTAGCAAGATAATTTTTAATGAAATACTCACTTATGGATAATTTTCTATCACCTGAATACTTAGCCTCTCGGCCATTTTCATCCAGCGTTTTTTCTGTTAAATACCGTTCATACCTCATTCCAATGAACTCACTAATCGGTATTAATTTCACTTCCGAACCCCAACTGCTTCCCTTATATGGTATTTTTAATTCATCGATTTTCTTTTCCAAAGATCCATGAATAAAATTATCTACAACCTCATTTGCTTTTTCCTCAACTTCACGTTCAATTTTCGCTAACACCTTTTGTTCTGCTTTTTGAATCAATCTATCCTGTAAGCCAGTGATAACTTGACTTTTGATTAAATCATCAAGATTTTCACCTTCCTCCAACCAATCTATATCTAATTCAACTTTTACTTTAGCCATTTTTATTAAACCTCCACACTATAAGAAATAGATTCAGGCTTAACCGTAACCCCTGGAACAATTTGTCCATCCTCATCCACAATTACTTTTTCACCGCTGATTTCTTCAATCTTGAATTTCTTCTTCAAGTCACCCCATTTAACTTCTGTCTTTAGGCAATCATCAAGATGGTTTTCAATAGCGTATTGAAGTACCTGGGCTTTATCTTTTTGCTCTGGCGCTTCACTACTCTTACGAGTTTTAGATTTTCCGTAAGGTGTACTAATTGTTTTCTGCTTTGGATCCGCTGCAAGTTGTTCCGCATGGTAACGTTGGATGTGAGTTTCAAAGAAACTAATGCTATCATGGATAGGCTTTAATTCTTTTTGCTCCCATTGTGCAATACGGTCACGTTCAACATTTGCCAACGTTATAATTTTCTTTTCTTCCGCTTTAAGTGCAGTTAATTTACGGAATGCCCAATTAAGGCTTTCCAAATCACTAATTTCAAATCGCTTCTCCGCATCTTGTAATTCATCAACTTCCGCTAATTCAATTGCTTGTAATGAGTTCATCTATAAAACCTCCAAATTTATTTTTCATTTCTTGTGCAGAATACAGTGAATAATATGTAAAGCCGCTATTATCAAATGAAACTTCAAATGGATACTCCTTTGATACACGACTCACTATCATAGGACGTACTTCCGCTTCCTGTAGCAAGAATTCAAGCACTTTGCGAGTTACATGTACTTGATTATCACGAACACTTATAATTCCCTTGTCATATGCATTGTGGATGGCTTGTACACTTTCAGTGATTGTTTTAATATCCATCAATAAAACGCTCCTTTACATGAATTCGATTCATGCTATAATGACCTCAACATGTGTTTTTATTGAACCGTCAGCCCCAACTGGCGGTTTCTCCTTTTTATACAGCTCGAAAACATTCAACATTTTGCTGAGCAATTAAATAATTC